ATTAAAGATAATGTACATATTAAGATGAATCAATGAAAATTGCTATTATTACAGACACTCATTGGAGCGTAAAAAAAGGTTCCAAACATTTTCACGATTATTTTGAGTTATTCTATAAAAATATATTTTTTCCTACTCTTGAAGAACGTGGGATAAAAACTGTTATCCATATGGGTGATGCTTTTGATAATCGTAAAGGTATTGATTTTTGGGGATTGGATTGGACCAGAAGAGTTGTTCTAGAACCTCTTAGGAAGTATGAAGTTCATATGATTGTCGGTAATCACGATATTTTTTTTCGTAATTCAACAATAATCAATGCCCCAGAACTCCTTTTAACTGATTATCAAAATATTAAGATATACAGTTCCCCAAAAGAAATTTATATTGAAGGAATGAATTCTTTGGTTCTTCCTTGGATTTGTTCGGACAATGAAGAAGAAACTTTTAATTTAATTCAAGAAACCAAAGCAAAAGTTGTTTTTGGGCATTTAGAGTTAAATGGATTTTCTGCTTATCCTGGTCATATTATGACCGATGGATTGTCTGCTGAAAAATTTGAAAAATTTGATAGAGTATTTACCGGTCATTATCATACTAAATCTGATAATGGAAAAGTATTTTATCTCGGAAATCCTTATCAAATGTTTTGGAATGATGTAGATGATGCTAGAGGATTTCATATTTTTGATACTGATACTTATGAATTGGAATATTTTAAAAATCCATACAATATATTTGAAAGAATCTACTATGAAGACAGTAATATAAAACAAATTGATAGTTCAATTTTAAAAGATAAAATTGTAAAAGTTATAGTTCGCAAAAAAACAAATCAATTAAATTTTGATAAATTTTTAGATAAAATTGTAAAATCTTCACCTTTAGATTTGAAAGTTGTAGAAATTATTGATGTTGATGATGAAGATGTAGATTGTGAAGAAATATCTGCAGAAGATACATTATCCATTTTGGATAAATATGTAGAAGAAGCGGAATTTGGTTTAGACAAAACTATAATCAAAAAACTACTTCGGGATGTGTATAAAGAAGCATTGGAAACAAACTGATGTATTTACTTACAATTAAAGGAAAAGAAGACGAAGGGGCATATGCCGTAACCGATGAAGATGGAGAAAAGGCTCTGTATCTTTTTGAGGATGGTGATGATGCTGAACGTTATTCTGGATTATTGGAGGCAGAAGATTATCCTGAAATGACTATAGTTGAAGTTGATGATGATCTTGCAGTAAAAACCTGCGAGATCTATGGGTACAATTATGTTATAATTAATTCAAATGATTTTGTAATACCACCAAGAGAATATGATACTGTTCAAGCGAATAAAATTTAAGAATTTTTTGTCTTCTGGAAATACGCCAACAGAAATTAATTTTGCCGAAGTTTCAACAACATTAATTGTTGGAACAAATGGTTCTGGCAAAAGTACAATGTTGGATGCCTTGTGTTTTGTTTTATTCAATAAAGCATTTAGAAAGATTGTAAAAAATCAACTCATCAATTCAACCAATGAAAAAGAATGTCTGGTTGAAATTGAATTTAATATTTCAGACAAAGAATATAAAGTCATAAGAGGAATTAAACCAAATATTTTTGAAATTTGGATTGATGGTGTTCTGCAAAATCAAGTAGCAGCATCAAACGACCAACAAAAATACCTAGAAGATACAATACTGAAATTAAATTATAAATCATTTACACAAATTGTAATTCTTGGAAGTGCTTCTTTTGTGCCTTTCATGCAACTTTCGGCAGCACATCGCCGTGAAGTTGTGGAAGACTTATTGGATATTAAAATATTTTCAACAATGAATTCCATTTTAAAAGAAAAAATAAGAAATTCAAATGAAAAAATAAAAGAATTCACTTTGCTTGAAAAATCAATTGATGAAAAGATTTTGATGCAGACTGATTTTATTGAAGAATTGGAAAAAAGAGGTAAAAAAAATATAGAGCAAAAGCAAAATAAAATTAAAGAACTTTCTGATTTAGAAGTTTCTGTGAGTGATGAAATTGATGTGATACAAAAAAAAGTTGTTTTATTAAATTCGCAACTTGAAGAGTTTTCAGATGCAGCAACTAAACTCAAAAAACTCACCTCCCTTAAGGGAAAAATACAACAAAAAGTCATTTCTATTACTGAAGAGCACAAATTTTTTAATGAGAATTCTGTATGTCCAACTTGCAAACAAACAATTGAAGAAGATTTTAGATTCAATAAAGTGAATGAAATAGAAACAAATTCAAAAGATTTGAAAGAAGGATATGTTGAATTGGAAAGGACAATTGAAGATGAAGAAAAAAGAGAAGAACAATTCATTCAAATTTCAAAAGAAATATCAAGATTGAATAATGAAATTTCCAAAGATAATATTTGTATTTCAAATTACAGAAAAAATATTAAAGAATTGCAGAATGAAATTCAAACCATTACAGAGCAATTTGAAAATAAAAACATTGAAACCGAAAAATTAAAATTTTTACATAAAGAAAAAGAAGATAATTTTAAAAAGAAATCAAAATATAAAGAAACTGTAAATTATTTTGACTTTGCTCAACTTTTAATGAAAGACGGTGGAGTTAAATCAAAAATTATTCAAAAGTATATTCCATTGATGAATCAACAAATCAATAAGTATTTGCAGATGATGGAGTTTTATATTAATTTTACTCTTGATGATGAATTCAAAGAACATATTAAATCTCCAATTCACGAAGATTTCAGTTATGAAAGTTTTAGTGAAGGCGAAAAGATGAGAATTAACTTGGCAATTCTTTTCACTTGGAGAGAAATTGCTAGAATGAAGAATAGTGTTAGTTGTAATATTCTTTTATTTGATGAAGTTTTTGACTCTTCTCTTGACGATTTTGGTACAGATTACTTTACAAAAATCATTAAATATGTAATTAAAGATACTAATGTGTTTGTGATTTCGCATAAGAACGGACTTGAAGATAAATTTGATAAAATTATTACATTTGAAAAAGTGAAAGGATTTTCTAAGATAAGCACTTGACTTTTTTTGATTTTTGTGTTAGTATTTTAAGGTAGTTTGATACTAAATTATGAAATGGAAATACAATGAGGAACAAATTCTAAAAGATATTAGTGAATATGTTCTCAGTACATATGGTAGTCATTACGTCGGCAGTGAAGAAGGATATGAAGATATTCAAACTATCGACTTAGCTGCATCTAAAGGACTTGCTCAAGACTTCTGTCAAGTGAATATTTTGAAGTATGGTTCTAGATATGGGCAAAAGAATGGTCGCAATAAAAGAGATTTGCTTAAAGTCATTCATTATGCTATGCTACTTCTTCACTTTGACAGGCACTATAGCCGTGTTGATAATGGACTGGATGAATTTAAATGAAACTATCTGAAAATACAATTTCAATTCTTAAAAACTTTGCGTCAATTAATCAATCTATTCTTGTGAAGAGTGGATCAAAAGTTCGCACTATGTCTGTAATAAAAACTATCTTGGCACAGGCAGAAGTAGAAGAAGAATTTCCAAAAGACTTTGCAATTTATGATTTAAATCAATTTCTAAACGGTCTTAGCCTTCACCAAGACCCAGAACTTGATTTTTCAAATGATAATTATCTTGTAATCCGAGAAGGGAAACGTAAGGTAAAGTATTTCTTTGCTGATCCAGAAGTAATTGTTTCTGCGCCAGAAAAAGAAATTGAACTTCCTTCCAAAGATGTTTGTTTTCAACTTGATCATTCCCATTTAGATAAATTGAAAAAAGCATCAGCAGTATATCAGTTGAATGATCTATCTGTAATTGGTGATGCTGGTGTAATTCGTTTGGTTGTAAGAGATAAGAGAAACGATACTTCTAACGAGTATTCAATTACTGTGGGAGAAACTGATAAGGAATTTGTGTTTAATTTTAAAGTTGAAAATCTTAAAATTATTCCAACAAATTATGATGTTGTGATTTCATCTAAACTCATTTCCCAATTTACAAATGAGAAGTATAATTTGAATTATTGGATTCCAATGGAACCCGATTCTGAATTTAAATAACTTTATTTTTTTATATTATGAATATATTCGTGGTCAATTCGTGTCCGGTACTTGCTGCTGTAGAACTTCCTGACAAACATATTGCATTTGTGAGCATTCTTTTTTATAAATAGTTATGTAGTTGGAAGACAATCAAATGTATTGCTTGGAATGTAATTCTCCTCTTGGAAAAAGACAAAAAAAATTCTGTTCTTGTAAATGTATGAATGTATATAATGCAAGAGAATTTGGTATGAAGCACCGAGAGGAAAATCCAAATAGATACAAAATTTGTGAAGAATGCAACCAATCATTAAATCTCAATAAGTTTAGTTTAATTGAAAAATGGAATTCAAATTCTGATACTAAAAATATTTGTAAAAAATGTTCCGCAAAATTATACCAAAAAAATAGGAGAGATAGAGATTGGAAAGTTGATGCTGCCAGACTTCTTTATAAAAATATCAAATCACGATGCAAAAGAATAGGAAAAGAATTCTCTATTGAGTTAGAAGATATTACAATTCCAGAAAAATGTCCTGTATTTGGATTTGATTTAAAACGAGAAGATAGGCAAACTTGGATGTGTGCTCCAAGTGTTGATAGAATAGACAGTTCCAAAGGGTATATAAAAGGAAATGTTACAGTTGTCAGCAGAAGAGCAAACATCCTCAAAAGAGATGCTACAATTGGTGAGTTAGAACAATTATTTAATTATTACAAAACTTTGAGGAACTAACTTTGAACATTTTTGTCACTTCTCCCTGTCCAGTAGAAAGTGCTATTGTACTTCCTGACCGTCACGTAACGAAGATGAGTTTGGAGACCTGTCAAATGGTCTCCGTCATCTTCTCCAAGTGGTATTATGATTGGGGATACATTCCCAAAAAAGACGGTCTACCGTACAGTACAGAAAAGGGTGCCTTCCGTAATCATCCCTGTACTCAATGGGCAGCAAAATCCCACGAGAACCTTGCCTGGTTGATTCGGCACGGATTTGCCCTTTGTAATGAGTATCGGCATCGTTATGGTAAAGACCACGCTTGTATGAAAGGACTTGAAGTGGCAGAGAATATCTTTGCCACTAAAAGTGGAAAGGAGATTTCTATCTATAAAAATGTGGTAGAATTCACAAGGGCAATGCCCGACGAATACAAATTTGATGAAAGTATTGATACTCCAACAGCATATCAAAAGTATGTTGCGTCTAAACCTTGGGTAAAGGAGAACTATCTCCGTATTCCTTCTCGCAAACCTGATTGGGTGTAAATAACTCATTTGCTAAATAGTATTATACTACGAGTTTTAGTAAATGAACTGTATTTATCAAATACGAAACAAAATAACAGGAGAAAATTACATAGGTTCTACTGAAAAAAATTATATGCTTAGATTTGCTAAACATATAACTATGTGTGCAAGTGGTAAAATGGATTGTCCTAAACTTTATGATAATTTCTTAAAATATGGATATCATAATTTTGCTATTGAAGTTGTTAAATGGATTCACGAAGGTGAAGAAATTAAATCAGTAGAACAACAATACTGTGAGTGGTTAAAACCTTCTTTAAATTCTTTGTGGGGAACAAAGCACACAAAAGATTCTATTGATAAAATGCGTAAGTCCCAAAGAGAATATTGGTCTAAAAATTCTCATCCAAGAAAAGGAGTTCCTTTCACTGAGGAACATAAAAAAAATCTTTCAAAATCTATGGGAAAAAAATGTTATGTTGATGGAGTGATTTATGAATCTGTAAAGGAATGTGCTACAATACTTGGTATCCATAGGGATACTGTGAGTTGGAGAATGAGGAGCAAATCATTCACAAACTATTATTACCTTTGAACTTTTTATTTTGATTATGAACGATAACAACTCATTCTTGTTCGTGGAAAAATACAGACCTCAAACTATTGATGACTGTATTCTTCCAGATGATACAAAGAAAACATTTAATGATTTTGTGAGTAAGGGGGAGATTCCAAATCTTCTTCTTGCTGGACCTCCTGGTATTGGCAAAACTACAATTGCAAAAGCACTTTGTAATGAATTGGGCGCAGATTACTATGTAATTAATGGTTCTGATGAGGGTCGTTTTCTTGATACTGTAAGAAATCAGGCAAAAAACTTTGCATCAACAGTTTCACTAACATCAGATTCTAAACATAAAGTTATCATCATAGATGAGGCAGACAATACGGGTAATGATGTTCAACTTTTGCTAAGAGCAAATATTGAAACATTTTACAATAATTGTAGGTTTATCTTTACCTGTAACTACAAGAATAAAATCATTGAACCCCTTCACTCCCGATGTGCTGTCATTGATTTTAGTGTAAAGGGCAAAGAGAAGGCACAATTAGCAGGTTCTTTTTTCAAAAGATTACAAAATATTCTTGATAATGAAAGAATTAAATATGATTCAAAAGTTCTTGCTGAACTGATATCAAAGCACTTTCCTGATTTTAGGCGGGTTCTCAACGAATGCCAAAGGTATTCTGTAAGTGGTGAAATTGATTCTGGTATTCTTGCATCGTTCTCTGACGTAAAAGTAAATGATCTCATTAAATGTCTCAAAGAAAAGAACTTTACGGAAGTTCGTAAATGGGTTATATCCAATCTTGATAATGACTCTTCTGTTATTCTTCGTAGGGTGTATGATGCACTTTATGAATCTTTGGTTCCTTCTAGTATTCCTGCCGCTGTTCTTACTATTGCGAAGTATTTGTATCAAGGTAGTTTTGTTGCCGACAATGAAATAAATCTTCTTGCTTGTTTGACTGAAATAATGTGTGAGTGCGAGTTCCTATGAGTTTCAATCACTTAAAAGACGAACCAGTAAAGACAACTCCTGAAAATGTGAAGGAAGCAAATGAAGCACTTTATCGTGCCAAGTGGAATCTTCCCCAAGCGGCAAAGCACTGTGGAATGACCAATAAAGAAATGAAATTAACCTTTTGGGAATATTTGAAGTATCATAAACCAGATTTTGAAATTCAAAAAGAACCAAAAATTCAACTTAATTTTGATGGTTGTTATAATTATAATAGATTGAAAAAAGAAGGATTAGCTGATGGTTGAACTTAAAGATTGGTTGAAATCAATCAATCAGAATAAAAAAAATATTATGGATGGCGACGCATCAACAGAAAAAGATTATGCTCCATATATTATCAATCGTTGCTTATCCGCACATATTGATTGCTTAATGTATGTAAATGAAATGAATAAATATCACTTTCTTCCAAAGAAGCTTCAATATGATTTTTTTATAAATATTTTGAGAACCAAAAAGAGATATTCTACTTGGTTAAGTAAAGAAAAAATCAAAGATATTGATTATGTCAAACGTTATTATGGATATAATAATGAAAAGGCACTA